AGCCTCACTGATGGCTTCATCGGCGCTCTGCACAATGTGCAGCCGGTCCGCAATTTTGTGGCCCTTCTGAGTGAGCAGCAGGTGCTGGATGCCGTTGGATCCGTCGGCGCAGTCCGTGTAGAGCGCCATGGATTTGAGACAATCGTCCGGCTCGCCTGCGTGGATGACGGTGATCCGCCCCCAGGCTCCTCGGAAGCCGTCTCGCACCAGCGTCCTGGCGTCGTCGTGCTGACCCAACGCCCGGAGGCACTGCGCCATCAACTGGCGCGGCAGGTGCTTGTACCAGCGGTTTTCTTGGTTCCAGTCTGCGGTGTGGGGCATGCCGTCGACGCTCTGGAGAATTTGGTAGGCGGTGGCAAAATCCCCGTGGTCCATGCGGTCGGTGGCCAGCAGTCCATGCGCCTCGCGGCGCAGTGGGCACAGCGTGACAGCCTTGCCGATGTGTTCCAATCGCTTGGCGCGGTCCGCCAGCATCATGGATGCCTGCACGTGCAGCTGGTACTTTTCCGTGGCGCCCACGTCGGGGTGTTCCAGCGCCAGCAGGCATGGTCCAATGGCAGCTTGGTAATCGTTTTTGAGAAAATGTTCTTGGGCGACGTAGTAGATGGACATGCCGATGCCCTCCAGCGCGCGGCCCAGAATGCGGTGATTGCGCTCCTTGCTGGAGTTTTTCGGGCCCATCGGGGCGTGCAGCACGCAAAGTTGGCGCAGGACGCCGATCTTCAGCCCTGCCCGTGGCTTGACGCGCTCATGAACGGCCCGCTCCCACAGAACTCCAAGGGTGCCGTCCTCCTGCCGTCGGAAAATCCGCTCACGGGTCACGTTGCGCATGCCGGCGTTTTGCACATCGTACGATGTGACCAGCAGGTCCCAGGTTTCTCGGCCATGCTCGCGTTCCTCAATAGCGGCGCGGTGGTCGGCGGCTTGGAGCCCGGGGAACAGGTCGTCGCAGTCTGCCCACACGACGTATTTGCCCCGCGCCAGGCTGAACGCCTGGTTGCGGGCGGCGGCAAAGTTGTCGATGTGGGGCCAGTGCTCGTTTCCCGGGGCGTTGCTATAGACGGCAAACGTGCCGGCCTCGCCGGCGGCGTCCTGCAGGGCTTTCCTTAGATCGTCGTGCGGTTGGGATCCGGTGGCGGCCACCACGATGACCTCGTCCCACAGGCCCTTGGCCGATTGGATGAGCCGAAAAAGAATCTCGCCCTCCGCCGGGCCGGCGATGAGAGCGAGAGACACAAGGGGGGTGTTCATGTTTTTTAGAGAGGAAGGCCGGCCGCACCCCCCGATGCGGCCGGCCCACCAGTTGGGAGTAACCCTTAGACGATACGGACGAGTGAGCTGGTCTGCCCGCGGCCGACGCCGTAGAGGATCCGGTAGGACCGCTCGTGGCTGCCGAGGCGGAAGTTGTAGTGCTCCGCCACTTGCAGGCTCAGGCCGCTCTTGGGCTCGGTCACCACGTCCACGCTGCCCGGCAGCGTCACGCCGTCGGGGATCGCCGGCAAACGGGTTGCCACGACCATGGCTTCCCGCTGGGCCACAAAGCCCTTGGAGATGCCGCTGGCCAGGCCGTTGTAGCCGTAGACCGTGATGCCCGCCACCGTGCCGATCTGGCCGGAGGCCACCACGTCACCGGAACGCTGGGCGTTGGCGACGATGTTGGCGTCGTTGAGCAGGCTGGCGTAGTTGCCCGGGGACAGGACCGCGAAGCGGCCGCCGACGGGCACCTTGTTGTTGTCCAGCGCCAGACCCGCGCTCACGATGGAGCGGAAGGTGGTCGCGTCTGCCGCCACCGTCAGGGTGGAGGCGTAGTGCGTGGTCACGAGGCCGAGGACCGAATCCACCATCGCCTTGCCCAGCGCGTGGGCGGCCTGTTCCGCAAAGCGGTTGATCAGGTTGATGTTGGAGCTGGTGCGCTCGTCGTCGTTCACCGCGTAGGTGGTGTGCTTGAATTGGTTCAGCGTCACCGTCACGTCGGTCTGCGTCACGTCGGCGGGCACGTAGCCGGCCGTTGTGGAGTAGTCCGAGGCGGACTGGATGCTGACGATGTGGGTGGTGATGGAATCCCCCTTGCGGGCGGTGGCGTCCGAGAAATCGGAGACCCCACTGGAAATCCAGTTGTAGTTTTCGACAAGGAGCTCCAGCGCGCGCTGGGCGATGACCTTGCCGTTCGAGACGGAACCGAGTGTGTTAGCCATGTTGTTGTGTGTCCTTTGTGGTTATCGCGCCAGCTGCAGTTTTTTGAAGATCTCCGCGGCGCGGCGGGGATCTTTTTCCGCGTTGAACTGCGAGAGCAGATCGGCACGCGAGAAGGTGGTTTCCGTGGATACTTCCAGGGGCTGGGTGCCACGGCTGGCTTCCAGCTCGATCACTTTGGCGGCGATCACGCTGGGCACGGGTTGGGAAAGTTCCTTGGCTTCGGCTTTGGCCTCGGCGGCCACGGCGACGGGCTCCGGGGCGGGCTCGGCCACGGGGGCCTCGTCCGCGGGTGCGTCCTCAACGACGGCGGCTTCCAGCTTGGCGGTCACCAGGTCGGCGAACTGTTGGGAAAGGGTTTCGATCTTGGCGGCGAGGGCGGCGATGGCCTCCTCGGCGTTGAAGACTGCCACCGGGGCCGCCGGGGCTGCGGGCGCCGCCTCGGCAGCTGCCTCAATCTTGGTCTCTACGACCGAAGGTTCTTTGACCATGGCCACTTTGGCAGTGTCAACCGGTTTGGCTGAATAGATGGACTTGTTTGCGGCGGCGCGCGTTACCAGGTCCACAGACCACAGGTCCCGCACGTCGGCCAGCACGGTGCCGTCCTCGGCCATCCGGGGGATGCCGGAGAAGCTGATGGAGAAGCCCAGCTGGTCGGGCAGCTTGCCCAAGAGCTCGGCGTAGTATTCGGCCTGGGGATGATTTTCCAGAAGCTCTAGGTCCGCGCGGACGCGGGGTCCGTCGATCCGGAAGTTTTCCAACATCCCAAGGATGGCTCCGACATCGTTGCTATGGTTGGCCAGCACCTTGACGGGCGAGTTGGCGTTTCCTAGTTCGACCACCTGTTCCAGCGTGGTTTCGTCGATCACCATATCATGGCCCAGGGCCGGACCGGCGGTGATGACGGAGATGCCCTTAAATTTCTTTTCGGCCATGCGCTGGCCGGGCGTGTCAAAAACCCTAGCTTTTCTTTTTCTTGGCGGCTTTGTTTTTCAGGCCGATGGCCTTGGCTACCATGTCCAGTTCCTTGTCGGACAGTTCCAGATCCGGATCGTCCTTCATGGTGAAAGCCTCGGTTTTCGTGGCGGGCACGGGATCGAAAACAGCCGCGGGTTCAGTGATCTCCACCGGGGCGGACATGTTAACGGTGATGGTGGGGGCAGACAGCTCCGGGGTGGGCGTCTGCGCCGGCGGTTCATCGGCCGGAGGCGCACTGGGAGGAGTCACGGCCGGTGCAGCCGGCTTACCGGTGTTTTGAATTTCAGACATATCCACGCCGGCCTCGGTGGCCTTTTGGCGGATGTAGACCTGCTCGGCCACGCGCTGATCCACGATTTCTTGCCAATCGTATCCGCCTTCGGCGGCGATTTGAGATAGTGTAATGGTGCCGAGCTTCAGGTTCTCCCGATCAGCGGCGCTGTCGCGGCCGGCGTCAATGGTCGTGCGTTTCGGCGTGTGGTAGACAGCCTGCCACCAGCGGTCCATCCCGCGGGGCGGGGTCAGGTCGCCGCGCTTAATGGCCTTGGCCAGCGCCCACAGACGCACCCGGGCCACCATCTGCGTGATGACGGCCTGGCTGATCTCGTCAAAACGCCGCTGGGCCTGCGCCAGCACAAACCGCTGAGAGGGTCCGGACAAGTCCGCCTTCCAGAGATACTCGTAGGGCAAGCCTAGGCCGGAGGCGACGGCGCGCAAAAACTGGTCCATGAAGTCGGAAAGGTTCGGGCTGGGGCGGTCGTCTTTGATCTCGCGGATCTTGCGGCCGCTGGGCACGTTCCAGATCGCTCCGGATCCAAAGATTTTGTCCGTGGTGATGCCGTCGTCCGTGGTAGTGGTGGGGCCGAAGAATCCCGGCGCGCCCTCCCCCTCCAGGGCCAGCCCGATCGTGCTGGATCGTTTGATCCCCACCATCGTGTTGGTCAGGATCTCCTCGCGGTCCTGGATCAGGTTGAGGCAGGTGACCAATCGCGACAGGCTGCGCAACTCGTCCGCCCGGTCGCGTTCCGCCAGCACGATCAGATCCGGGGACTGCACCTCGGTGAACTTGTCGCCGTCGCCGATGCGGATGTAATAGGACAAGGGGCGGCCCTGCGGGTTGACCCGGACCCCGTCCACAATGCGCTTTTCGCCGTTCAGGTAGGGCGGCGTCTCGCAACGGTGCGCCTCCACCATCTGCAGCTGCGGCCAGTCCCCGTCCTCGCCGGCGCTGGTCAGGATCATGAAAACCTCGTTGTCGCGCAGCATCGTGCGCGTGGCCACCTGTTGCATCGTGTTAAAATCCAGCAGGCCGCGGACGTCACAGCTGCCCGTCCAGGTGTCGAACCACTCCTCCGTGGCGCGGTTCCAGCCCTCGTCGGGCGTGCGCGCCTGGCATTTGATGCCAGGGCCGATGGAGTTTCGCACCATGCAGTCGATCGCCCCGCGGACGACCGGGCTGTTGTAGAACCAGTAGCGGGCCAAACCCAGCACCTGCTTGCGGGACTGCGTGGTGACGTCCGTCTTGGTGTCCTGCGGCTGCGCGTAGATGTACTGCCGCTGGCTGAAGTCCGCGGTCCCGGCGCGGACGATCCGCCCTATCCAGGAGCCGATGTTCATGGGTAGATCGGCAACATGCTGCCGAAGTTGGGGTAGCTCACGTGGCCGTCGCTCTTGCTCAGGAAATTCTCAATCTCGGCCGACGTGGTAAAATCCTTGATGGATTTCCACGCGCCCAGGGCCAGTTCCGTGATGACCATCGGATTCATGCCCGGCTGCAGCTGGTAGCTGAACGATTTGCCGGCCACGGATGCGCTGACCATTACCTTGCCCCCGTTGGTGAACGTGTTGGCCTGCCCGGCCGCAAGAGCCTCCAAGGCAAGGCGGAGGGCCACAGGGTCTTTCGATGCCTGGATCCAAAGGGAAAAGATGAGCCCACGCTCCACGCGCCCCTAGCGGTGTCAAGCATCGGGCTTCTCCATGGCGGCCTCGGCGGCAATCACTTTCCCGTAGACGGCAAAGCCGGCCAGATAGGTCTCGCAGTCGTACAGATGGTCGGGACGATGTTTGACCCGGATCCATTCATACAGATCCTTGCCGGTCTTTCGGTTCACCCGATGCACTTTTTTATGGCTAGCCATGTGCTCGCGGTACTCCGGGCTGACGTCGTGCGCCACCTCCCACATCGGCCCCTGTCCTCGGCGTAGCCAGGCGAGCAGATCCTGGCATCCTGGGCTGGATAGGAGCAGCAGCTGGCAGCCGGCGTCGGTGGGCTGGATGGAGC